GGAAAGTGTGGCAAGTGCAATAATCGATTTCATTTTAAATATTTAATAAAGGAATAGTTGTTGTTTCGCTTTTACTTAGTCTTCGTGTACTTGATGCCACGATAGGTATAAGTGACGGTCATAGTTTTCTCCTATGATGTAAGCCCCGTTCCCTGCTTACAAGTCATGCGTCCCTTAAAGGGATGAACGGAAGACACTTACCACTGTAAGTCCGGTGGCCAAGCATCTATTAGTCCTGCCATTTGGATGGAATTAATCATACCTAACAGGATTGTTAAAAATCCAGCAAATACAAGACCAAGACCAAAGGCTTTGATTGAGTTCATTAAGGATATGCAGTTTTATATAGCTGTACACCTAAGTAAGTGAAGAAGCTGAGGTGTACTATATGTCTAAGCATTTAACTAGAATTGCAGGTTAGATCTCTCAAGTTTATCCATGATTTCTTTACGATAAGCAGGATCTTTATCATACTTAGGATCACTCATAGCTTCTACTACTTGTGCTTGACTTGAGAAACCATCTCTACTATTAGAAGGTGCTTTACCTGTAAGCATTTTCCCTTCTACACCAGAGGCGTCATCATAACGATACTTCAAAGCTTGTATGGCAAAGTAACAGGAGAGGGTATCACCACTCTCCATTACCTTATCAAACATAGCAATCTCTTGCTCACCTAAAGCATTTTTAGCCCAACCTACCATCTGTTCATATTGATCTTCACCACCAGCTACCTCTTTTAACTTAGCTACATTTTGAGTTGTTAGTTGAGGTTCTGCTTTTTCTTGTTGGTTTTTAGAACGATATTCAAGATGCATCTGTGCTAAATCCCTAGGATTCATCTCACCTAGTTCTTTTAAAGTCTCATCTGTATATTTATTGCTTGTAGCTTCGTCCCACAAACGATCTAAAAATTCAGCGTCAGCTGTATCTTCAACTTCTTCTTCTTCGGATGATTCTTCAGGTGCATCTTTGATTGGTGGGCCACCTAATTTACCTTGCAGTTCAAGATATCCTTTTTCTAAATCTTCTGCAGTTTTATATTTACCAGCAAGTAAACCTTCTTGCTCAGCTACCATCTGTTCTCCAATCTCCAGAGAGTCCTGTTCATCTGGTGTTAGGACTTCAGTCTCTGGAGTGTTATCATAAGTTAGTGTTTCTGCCATAATTATTGTGGTGGTTGTTGTTGTGACATTTGCATCTCAGCTTGTTGCTGCTTCTGCTGTACTGCTGCCATAGCTGGAGCATTCTGCTGCTCTTGCATTGCCATCTGTTGTTGCTGCTGCTGCTGCTGCTGCCCTTGGAGTTCTTGCATACTCTTCACTAGGTTGAGTACGTCGATACCTGAAGCTGCTGCTAGACGTTTGATGACTTCATCAGGGTTGATGAATTGTTGTAATGCTTCTGGTCCCATTGTCTGTGCAATGGTTTGAAGGAACATACCTAAGCTTTCTCTATCCTGGCCTCGGCCAAGTGCATTAATACCTGCTACAATAGTAGGACGTACAATCTCTTTTGGTATGTGAGGGATAGCACCTGCTTTTTGTAACACACTAAGCTTACGATCTAGATAAGGTACTAAGAACTCAACAGTAAGTAGACTGAATAGTCCACCTAGTTGCTGTTCTAGTTCCATCTGTGTCATCCGTACTTCTTCTGCAGTAGTACGTTCTGATTGCCTTACACTAAGAACAAGGAATGCTTCACTGAGTCTCTTCTCTAACTGTTGCACCATGTTGTAGGCAGTAGCAAAGTCTGCTGTCTTACCTACTTGGACTACACCGATATCATCGGGTCTTCCTTGAATGATTGCACCGTTGCCTGCTGAGGCTAGAGTGGCTGGTTTAGTACTTGATGAGGGTGATACAGTAAAGACTACTTTAGCTGCTGCGGCAGAGCCTTCTACAAGGGCCTGAGAGAGTGCTTCAAGGGACTTAAGATCCCCCATAAACTCTTCTACTCTCCCTCTTCCGTATCCTTCACCATCAACTGTGTTGAATCTCAGGGGAATCCAAGGTGAAATATCAATAGGTGATTTACTTTGTGACTTAGGAATAATTTCATCGTATACTTCTTGATGCCAAGTAATTCTCTTATCTTTTACTTTAACATGTGTATAAATGTCACAATCTTTGTTAGTGTCATCACTATATTCAGTGACTTCATTCTTCACAAGTTTTGGGTATGTATCTTCAATTATTTTTTTGTTAATAATTTCTTTTGTAACGATCTCTATTACATTACCATTGCCATCTCTATCTACTACATAACGATTAAGTGGGAAGAGTTTAAGACCTTCTTTACCCATAAAGATTAAAGCGTTACCAGCAACAACCAAGTGTTTCATTGCTTGATGTATGACAACACGATCATCAGAAGCAGCAATAGATTCAAGGATAGTCCGCTCTACTTTAGCAAAGGCTAAGTCTAACTCTGATTTAATTTCTGGTCCATTTTCACCTAACTTAGATTCATCTACTTGCAACTTAAAGAAGCTGGTCTGTGGTGGTAGAAGACTCAACATTAGTTTTGCACTTAAGGTGACTACACCTTTAGCTCCTACTGATTGCCAAGGAGTGGTAAGATTCCGTGCTCCTTTACTATTATCGTCTTGATGAATTAAATAAGGAATAGTTAATTTAGATGCTTGTTCTGCTATGTTTAGATACTGAGAACGGGCACTTGATAATACATCGTATCTTTGTTTTGCGCTCATGTTGATAATGTACGAATGAATCTACTGTCTGTTCTGTTTAAATTTTTAACTGATTTAACTCTATTATCTGGGATGCCACCTCTTAAATTAGTTCCACTGTTAGATGCCCAGGTCCTAGTAGTTTTATGTGGTTGAATTCCTAAATTTCCTTTTGGTGGCAATGGGGACTCCCATATCTCTCCCTCTCCATATATTATTGGATCGCCATCCGACTGAGGTAGTGTAGGTACTGGTGCCACACCTCCTGGCGGTACTGGTGCCACACCTCCTGGCGGTAAATCTGGTAGATCAGCAAAGTCGCCAAATTGAGAATTCCACATGTCAGCTAATTCTGCCTCAATATCTGATGTAGGTACTGATGTAGGTACTGATGGTGGTGGCTCATTGCCAACAATGCTTGGTGGAATCGTATAAGGTACAATATTCTCATCCATTAACTGGTAAAGGTTCTCATTGCCACCAATGCTTAGTGGATTGGTATTAATACTAGGGTCACTTGCACCAGGTATAACAGCTGGCCCTCCATCCATTGGCTGGTAGAAAGTGGCTCCACCGGCTGTCTCATTAAATAGATCACCTAGATTCATTGGATCATAGTACCACCCTTGATCTGGAAACGTCTGTCTACCACTGACGTAGGTAGGATATGTGCCATCAGCACTCTGACCAGGGTTATCGAAATACCAAGTTGTGAACTGACCCATTGGCCCCTGGTAAACACCTCCCTGACCTATGCCTATTAAATAATCACCGAATGCAGTATCCATAATTTTTTCTCCTTTTAAATATTAGGTGTGGGTTCTTTTTGTGTTAACGCTAACCAATTATCAAGGCGTTTCCAATCTCCTTTATTTGGATCCTTTACACCTTCAATTAGTTTGATAAGAGTACTATGCCTGAGCTTCGACCAAGGTATCTTTAATGCACCTGCTGCTAATTCATATCTTGGGCTATCTAATTTAATAGTATATTCTTTAATGTCTTTTGCCATTTACTTGTCATCCTCCATTCGTTTAGTTATCCATTCAACAACTGATTGTTGTCCGGCTTTGTACATTATTTGTGAAACCGTATCGGTAGGGATAGGAGTCACAGGTGGAAAGACCTCCTGAAGTTCATCCAGGAGGTGTTGATCAAATTGAGGACCGTAAATGGCCTCAAGCATATTGCGGGAGGTTGACATTACTGTGCTCAAAGAAGGCAGGCATTCGTGCTCGCTTAGTCTCGAAAAGCTCAGGAGCTTTCCCTTCATACATCAAGCGATCACTGGAATCCAGCCAGAATTTTTTATCTAAATACCTGTCGTAGGTATTAGTGCCTAGTGGTTCTAGTATCCAACTAATAGTTGCTTTACGTAGTTTATCTAGGCTAGGTGATGCATTCCAATTCATCTCTTGACAAACTAAGGAATGACTTGCGACGTGGACTGTTTCGTCTCTTGAGATATCCGCGGATATTGTTCGAAGACCAGCGTCACCATTAAATCGAAAGAACGGGAGTAAAACAAAGAAGATTGCACGCTCGGCAGTAAGTGCTTTGAGCACCGTGTTATCTGGATGCGCCATCCACGCTTCTCTAATCTTAAGGACTTCTTCCTCAGATTTAGGATCAGTTCCGAGAGCATTGGCGACGTAACCAAGAGCCAAGTCGTGGTTAGTTTCGTCCTTGACATTGGATTCCAGGACTTCCCGTGAGTACGATGGTACTTCATGCTTAAGAGCTTCGTTAATCCATTCACCAACTGGTAACTCCATATGACGGATAGCCAATGCGCGTAAAATAGTTTCTTCACTT